TGTTATTAATTACGACGGTATAAACGTAATCAAAGAAACCATTGCAGAGGGTGGGTTTGATTTAGTTATTGTTGATGAAGCCAATGCGTATAAAAATTGCACAACTACCCGATGGAAGCTACTCAATAAATTAGTTACCCCGCACACATGGATGTGGATGCTGACAGGAACCCCGGCGGCGCAGTCCCCCGTAGATGCACATGGACTGGCTAAACTTTGTGTACCAAAAAACGTCACACCGTCTAAGATGCGGTTTAAAGATTCTGTAATGTACCCCGTATCTAAATTTAAATGGGTGTCTAAACCCACCGCGCAGGATGTTGTTCACAAAACGCTTCAACCGGCTATTCGTTTTACTAAAGAGCAATGTCTTGATTTACCAGAAATAACTTATGTAGATAGAGAAGCCCCGCTAACTCTACAACAGAGGCATTACTATAAGATTCTGCGAGAAGAATTTATTATGGAAGCGGGGGATGAACATGTCACCTCTGCTAATGTTGCTGTCAACATGAGTAAACTACTACAGTTGTCAGGTGGTGCAGTTTACTCTAATAGCGGTAACGTATTGCAATTTGACGTATCTAATCGATTGAAAGTCGTAAGGGAAGTAATAGATGAGGCTACCGCAAAAGTTTTAATCTTTGTTCCTTTCAAACATACGATAGATATATTGTATGAGTTTCTAAATAAACTGGGGATTATTACTGAGTGTATTACAGGGGATGTAACGCTTAATAAACGAACAAAATTAATTCAAGATTTCCAAGTATTGCCAGAACCTAGAGTTTTAGTAATCCAACCACAGGCGGCAGCGCATGGCGTTACATTAACAGCCGCGAATACAGTCATCTGGTACTCTCCTATCACTTCTATAGAAACCTACCTACAAGCCAATGCTCGCATAAACCGCAAAGGTCAGAAAAATGCGATGACGGTGGTAAACATTGAAGGGTCTGCGATTGAAAGAAAGCTATATAAAATGCTTTCGGGCCGACTCGAAGCCCACGTTAAATTACTAGATTTATACCAAGAAGTGATTCAATAAAACGCTTGACACAGTTTAGTAGATGCCTATAATTACTTAACATTGTTTAGCAAAGGAAAAATTATGTCGGCCCAAATAAAAGAAGAATTTTCTCTTGAGCAAATGGCTGCTGCCATCGTCACCATCCGTGATGAGATCGCAAAAATAAATAAAGAAGCAGATAAAAAAGTAAAGAATCTTGAGCGTGAGAAAGAGGCGCTTGAGCAATACTGCAATGATAAATTGGAGCAACTGGGATCAGAGGCAGTCAAAACTAACTCTGGAACCATTATGCGTTCAATAAAAACTCGGTATTCCACATCTAATTGGGATGAGTTTTACAACTTGATCCAGACAGAAGGAAGGCCCGAATTGTTAGAGAAGCGAGTCCACCAGACAAACTTTAAAGAATTTCTGGAAGAGAACCCAGACAAAGAGCCTAGAGGGTTAAATATCTTTAGGGAAACTAAAATAACTGTAAGACGCTCATAAGGGGTAAGTAAATGGCACAAACACCATTAGTAAAACACGTTCTACAAAACGTGGAAGCACGATATCCAAAGCTTAACCAACCGTATCGATATGATACAGAAGCTACTCGAAAGGGGGGTGGTAAAGGGCAGACTGTACCTTGTTCCGCCGATGCACCCAATGCGCGGTGGGAGTTAGGTATTCGTATGGATGCTGAAGCGGCGCAAAGTTTTATGCAAGCCTACGCACAGGCTTGGCAACAGAGTCCTTACTCTGGAGAATCGATGCCCGACCCGACCGTGCTTCAAGGTGAAGCTAAAACCCCCCAGATAAAAAATGAAGGGGATGGGTTTTTTGTTATCCAACGTATCCACAAAAATTGCAAGAGCGCCGCAGGGAAACTACAAAGTGCGCCTATTCAAGTGGGGCGTGACGCAAAGCCAGTGGCGGAAGATTTTGAATTAACCACGGGGAGCACTATCAACCTAGAAATGGTTTTTTATCCGCACAAGATATCCGGTCGATTGGGGGTGTCTTTTTGGATTAATGCTATGCAACTCGTGGAGCTTGCAGAACGCCAACCCGTTGGCGCATTTACTGCATTGGACGAACCAGAAGAACAAGCGGGGAGTCCCTTTGTTGCATTAGACGAGCAGCCGAAACCTCAAGTCAAAACTCGTAAAAAGAAAGCGGCTAAAGAGGCAAGTGCAGAGGAACCCAAGACGGATTTGAATGATATCTTGAGTAAGTTTGCACCACCCGCAGACGGAAGCGTGGATGATAATGACTGACAATAGAGGTTATTCAAATAAAATAGCAAACGCTAATCGCAATGCAGACTTATCCAGTGCAGGGGTGCAATTGGGTAGGTTTTGTATTGCGGGGGATAAACGTGTATCTACTATTGCGAAAGAATTTAATGTAACCAAGTTGACTGTATATAGATGGTTTTCTGGTAGTTGGATTCCTAACGAAGTGCATAGCGCCAAAATCCTTGAATATCTTGAGAGGGAAAATGAAAAGGTTTAACTATGCCAACATTTCTACAAAAGATCCTTCCAAGTGAGGGTCACTATTGTATCGTTGGTCTAAAAGACAAAGTAAGTCCACAACAAGCGTTTTATGATGTATGGGAAGACGTTGAATCCGCAATACAAAATTTATTAGAAGGCGATTTTAACGTATATTTTGCTTGTGCTTCTTTTGCAAACTCAGGAAAGAGGACTCAGGAAAACGCAGCATACATGAAGTCTTTTTGGCTTGACTTGGATTGCGGAGAGGGGAAACCGTATCCAAGTCAAACTGACGCTTTAGAAGCACTACTGTCTTTTTGCCAACGAACAGAATTGCCAACACCAACTATTGTAAACAGTGGGCGCGGTATACACGTCTATTGGGTTCTGAAAGAAGTAATAGGCAAAGATGATTGGAACCCAGTTGCCAGACAACTAAAGGTTTTATGTAAAGAGAAGGGGCTTGAGGCAGACCCGGCGGTTACGGCAGACAGTGCGAGAATACTACGTGTGCCAGATACGTTTAACTATAAAACAAACCCCCCTGCTGCCGTATTAGTATTACAAGAGGCTCCTCCGACTTCTTTTGAAGTGATAAAGGCGCTTATTGGAACCCCCCAAGCCGCCGAAGAACCTGTATTCGCAGAGGCTGACTCACGGAAAAAAGATAATCAACAATATTCCTTTTCTAAAATTGTACAGAAAATCGTCAAAGGGAAGGGATGCCAGCAGATAGAATACGCTTTAAAAAATCAGGATAAAGTTGATTATAATTTATGGCGGGGCGTTCTTTCGATTGCGGCTAATTGCAAAGAGTCCGACGTTGCTATACATGTGGTATCTGATAAACATCCTGATTATGACCGTCAAGAGACTGAAGAGAAGGCGGTTGATGTAATAGGCAAACCTTATCGGTGCGACACAATAGATGAAGCCCGCATTAATGTTTGTGACGATTGCCCACACTTTGGGAAGATAAGAAGTCCTATCGAACTAGGGCTTGAAGTAAAAGAACAAGAAGACACTAATGTAATATTTGTAGATTTTAACCCCCCTAAATTACCTTTCCCTTATTTTAGAGCGCAGGAAGGTGGCATCTATAAAAAGGCTCGTGATGATGACGACGAGGATCTTTTGATCTACCACAATGATCTTTATCTAGTAAAGCGTTTACATGATAGAGAAAAGGGAGACATGGCGTTAGCTACATTAGTGCTTCCTAAAGATGGTATCCGTGAGTTTTTAATCCCATTATCCAGTATGACTTCTAAAGAAGAATTGAGAAAGATTCTTTCGGAGAAGGGGGTTGTAATGATGCCAAGACAATTAGACAACATGATGGTTTACCTAATTGAATGTACTAAAAGTCAGCAGTCCCAAAACGAAGCGGAGATTATGAGGGCACAATTTGGTTGGGTAGATGAGGACACTAAGTTTATTCTTGGGGATAAAGAAATTAGTACATCTGATGTGCGGTACTCTCCTCCTTCTCCGAAAACAGAATCTATCTGCAAGTGGTTAGTTGCTAAAGGGGATATAGCGGAATGGAAAAACGTAGTTCAAGTATACAACAAGCCTGATTTTGAACCTCATGCGTTTGGATTCTTTACCGCATTTGGTGCGCCACTCATTAAACATCTTGGGTTTAACGGCGCGTTAATAAACTTAATTAACTCTTCATCGGGTACGGGGAAGTCTACTGTATTGAAGATGTGCAATAGTGTATATGGGCATCCTGACAAGCTGTTAGCTCAAGAGACAGATACGTTTGCTCATAAGATGTACCGGCTTGGGGTTATGAATAACTTACCGTATACGGTAGATGAAATAACCAATATGCATCCTGAGTCTGTTTCTACTCTCCTATATAACGTATCTCAAGGCTCCGGGCCGGGACGGATGCAGTCTCAAAGTAACGTGGAGAGAAAAAATGACACTAGCTGGAGTTTGATAGCACTAGCAAGTTCTAATGCTTCTATGGCAGAGAAACTATCTCTGATTAAGCAATTTGCTGATGGGGAGATTATGCGGTTATTAGAATACCGTATTGACCGTACCAATAACATTAGTAAGTCTGATGCATATAAGTTGTTTGAAGGGGGGTTGCTCAATAACTACGGGTTAGCGGGGCCAATCTATATCGAGTACCTAGTTAAGAATCTACCAAAGGCGATAGAACTAGCGCAGGGTATACAGGAACATTTAGACGCAAAAGCAGGTTTGAATTCTCGTGAACGGTTCTGGTCTGCGGTTATATCCTGCAACATAGCAGGGGCGCAGATTGCGAACCACTTACAGCTAATAGATTTAGATATCCCCAGAGTGCTTAACTGGGCGAGTGCTGAACTTGTTAATACGTTACGGCAGCAGATAGTTGAGCCAGAGATAGATTTTATTGGGGTGCTAGGTGGGTTCCTAAATGTAAATCGTGGGCATATCTTAGTTGTTAATGGGGAACAAGACGCTAGAAATCCGCTCACCCCTCTCCCTGTTGTAGAACCACGTTACGAATTAACCACTCGGTTAGAACCTGATACAGAAACTTTATATGTATTTAGTAAAGCGATTAGGAATTACTG